TCCGCGAGGCGGGCGGTGATGGTCGGCTCGTCATAGCCGAGCGCCTGGAGGCTCGCCGCGCTCTTCTCGATTTCGGCCGCCTGGGTGTGGGAATTGGTGCAGTAGAACTGCACCATCAGCAGGTCCGAGGTGGCGGCGCCGAGCGGGTAGCAGACGAGCGGCGTGCTCGGCGTAATGACAAGTGAGTCTTTGTATCGGCCGTACTCGATGTATTTGACCGAGCTGCCATCGCCCTGAACATCGTCTTCGCCGGCTATGTAAACACGATCACAGTCTTCCAAGTACGCCTTTAGGCTGTCCGCCTCTTTGGTTCCCCTAACCTCGAGCTCGAAGCTGGCGACCGTGAAGCTGTACTTGGGCATGTATTTGCTTATTCCAGCCTTCTCGACGGCCGCCACGGCCGGCGAGAAGGATACGTTGCTGAAACCGTTGATGTCGATGGCCCCCGCGCCGATTGGAAAAACATCGCACTGGAATGTTTTCGTGGCATCTGAGGTGTCTTGTAGTGTGATGCGCGTCAGCCTTATCGGAATCGCACTGCCGCCAAGGCTCCAGTATCCGCCAATGCCGTAGTACGCTTTTTCGTCGCCCGTGTTGACATAGTTAATGACGCCGATGCGCTCGTCGGGCAGTACGATGAGATCGCCGATTCTTAGTGGGTCATCGGCAGTTGGCTGTGGGGTCAGCTCGCTTTTGTAGCCATTTTTCGTCCCGACGCTTGCCTGGTAGGAACCCTGATAGATGTGCTTACCGGATGCAAGCAGGTTCGTAAGCGTGCCGAAGACGTCCACGCTTAAGCCTTTGCCAGGCCTAACCTTGCCTGCTGTGTCCGCCGTGGCGATCGGTGTACTCTCGCCGGGGTCTCCCTTATCTCCCTTATCACCCTTGTCTCCCTTGGGGCCGCCAGCCGGCCCCTGCGGGCCAGTGTCGCCCTTTTCGCCTTTTTCGCCTCGCGGGAGGGTGAAAGCCAGCATGACGTCGCCGTTCGCATCGGCTGTCTGCGAGACGGCGACTTCGGTTCCAGCCGTGGCGGTCGCAGAGACGTTGCGGGCGCGGGGGAGCGTGAAGTTCAGCGTCACGTCACCGGCGCCGTCGGTGGATGTGCTGACGTTCGCCGCGTTCGCGTCGGTCGACTCGGCGGTCGCGTCCACATGCGGGGCGCGGGGCAGGGCGAAGTCGAAGGTGGCCTGCGTGCCGGTGCCGGTCTTGGCGACGGACGGCGGGGTCGCGGGCGTCACCTCATGGCTGGCAGCGTCGATTGACGCGCCGTCAATCAGGGCGGTTACGCGGTCGGTATTATCGGAGATGGCTTTGTTGCCCTTGGTGTTGAAGTCGCTGATGGCTCCGTTCATGGCGGCCGTGCCGTCGCGCACGGCCTGATTGAACGTGCTCTCGGCGGTAGTCGCGGTGTTGGCCGCGTCCTTGGCGATGGCCGCCGCATTGTGTAGGTCGGACAGGCCGTCGTACGCCTCGCCTCCATCCGTGTTCACCACGGGCGGCTCCACGATGACCGGGATGCGGCGGGAGCTGATGACGGCATCGCCCCCGTCGAGCAGCTCGAAGGCGAGCACGGCGTGCGTGCTCTTGAAGATGCCGCGCGGCAGCTCGAAGTAGGCGTAGCCGTAGTTGGCCGAGTCGATGCCCGTCCGGGCCGCTTCGATGTACCCACCGGAAGCACTGCCATCCGGGGCAGGGTTGTAGGCAATGCGCGGCGTGTACCCGCTCGGCCAGCCGGTGATTTTCAGTACACGGCCGGCGATGTCGCCTCCGGCCAGCCGGATGGCGGGCATGGGGTCATTGGCGTTCTTGATGTCGATGGTGATAAGTCGATAGCCGTCGTCAAGCGATGCGGTCATTATGCCTCCTTGAATGTGCCCGTCGCCGGGTCGAATGAGTATTTCTTGCCGTCGTAAACTATTTCGGGGAGCCCGTTGTCGAGCGTGATGACTCCCGCGAGCGCCGCGCCCTTATCCCAGCCGTCCGCCCCGGCGGTCACGCGGGAGACGGTCGGCGCGATGTCGCTTTGCGTGGCGGCGGTGCTCTGCGCGAGCTCCACGGCCATGCCTGCCGTGCTTGCGGCCATGGAGCTGGAGCTTTGCGTGGTGGCGGTCAGGCTGTTCGTGGTGACGCCAAGGGTGATGGTGCTCCGGCCGGACAGTAAGTCGGTCACGCGCTTGGAGACGCGCGCCTCGGCGGCCAGCCCCAGCTGGTGATCGACAACTTGAACAGTTTCGCCCAGATAGACCGGCCCGCCTCCGAGCGCCGCCGGTTCGACGGTGTAGGACACTTTCGGCGCGATGGCGGCCGCGAGCGCGGCCTTCGTCTCGCGTAGGAGCTGGCGGGGGTCGGCGCAGTCGGCGTTCTCATAGATGGCGTCTCGTGTGTGCGTTCCGCCGTTCGCGGTGGCGATGCCCCATGCGGCGAGCGTGGCCGCGTCCGCCTTGACGTACGGCCTTCCGCCGTTGATGGACTCGAAGGTCAGCTTGCGCGAGTATCCGCCCGCGTCGGTTTCGAGGCTTTTGCCGAAGCCGTACATGCAAGTGGCGATGGTGTCGGCGGTGATGGTGCGCGAGACGTTGGCCAGGTCGTAGCCGTAGTCGAATCGGCGGATGGCGGTGGTCGCGTCCGCTTCGAGGATGTTCGCCCGTCCGACGGCCTTGTACAGGCCGACATGGCCGAGGGCACGGATGATGCCGTTGGTGCTGGTGAATTCGTATGAGCGCTGGACCTCAAGTCCCGTCTGCGTGCTCAGCGCCGTCACGCTCGCCCATTCGCTCTGGTGGTAGTAGCCGATGGTGACGCTCTTGACGGCGGTCGCGTCGGCGGTGCTGTCGGCCGTGTAAACGGCGTTGGTCGCGTCGCCCTTCGCCAGCGCCTTCTCCAGGCATTGCTGGGCGGTCAGGCCGCGGCACCGCACGTCGTACAGCATGAGCTGGTTGCCGTTCGTGGCGATGGCGTCATGGCAGACGATGGACGTGCGGGTGCCGCTGGAGTCGTGCGTGATTTCCGGCGAGACGACGACGGCATCACGCCGGCGCCCTCCGTCGTCCATGTAGAGCAAGTGATCGTACTTGGTGACATCAACGGCGCCGAGCGCGGTTAGTTCGAGGGTGAAGGTCCCGTCGGTGGCCTCGATCTGTTCGGCCTTAATGAGGCGCGGCTCGAAGACGAGCGGATGTCCGGCCGCGTCGGTTCGCATAAATGTTACCTCGGGCATGGCGCTCCTTAGATGCGGTAGGCGGGGCGGTAGCCCAGCCAGCCTCCGTCTGTGTTGGTCAGGTCGAGCCGGTTCGGGCCGCCGGGCAGTTCGAGCCAGCGACTGTCCATGCTGATGGGCGTTTCGGTCAGGTCTTCGTCCTTGTCGGTCTGCCGGTTCAGCGATGGCGCGCCGCAGTCGAAGTCCCAGCCGAGCGTGTTGTTGTCCGGCGCGAGGGCGGGCTTCATGTGCGTGCCCGAGTTGTAGTGGGTGACGGCCCCCGCCGCGGTACTGCCCGTCTTGCGGGTCAGATGGACGTACGGGCGCGTCGGCGCCGTGCCCTCGACGGCCACGTTGTTCTCTCCTTCGGCCAGCTTGACGATGCGCTGGGGGCCGTAGGCGTAGGGGTCGGCGTTGATGGAGATTTTCGCCTTGGCGGCCACGAGCACTCCGCCCGCCGCGTGGACGGGCGTCCACTCGGACAGGCTCATGCGCCCGTCGAAGTACAGGGCGTGGTCCTCGAGCAGGCCGGATACACAGACGGTGGTACCGGAGCGTTTGGCGAGCCGTAGCATGGCCTCGTGGATCTGGAATGGGTCGCCGAGCGCGGCCACGTTGATTTCGATGGTTCGGCGCTTGGCGTATGGCGCTCCGCCGAAGCCGGTCAGGTCCATGAGGTGCTCGACGGACGTGTCCACGCCGCCCGCGCGGCCGGGCACGTCCGTATACTGCGTGTCCGGTTCGGCCTTTCCGATGGTCCAGCCGTCGGATGTGACGACCAGTCCCATCTCGTGCAGGCTGGTGGGCGTGCCGTCGAAAACGACATATTCGTTCGGCCTCCAGTATGCCCATTCCTCGTCGAGGCAGACATCACTCCGGTCGGCGGCAAGCGCATGTTCCAGTGTGGTGCAGGACATCTTAAAGCCCCCTGTTCATGTTCGTTCCGAGCCGGCGGTTGACGGCGCCCGCCACCACGCCGGTATCCATAACGACGGTCGGATTGGGCATGGCCTTGAGCGCGGCCGTCATGGCGCGCTCGATCTCGTCGGCGGTCAGCATGCGGGGCGTGTTCTTGTCCGGTGTGGCCAGCGTCGCGCTCATGGTCGAGACGAGGTTGGCCCGCCCGGTCTTGCTCCAGTCGGCCGTCAGGTCGGCGGACGGGGCCACGTCGTCGAAGGCGTGGTTCATGTATGAGTTCGCCTGCTCGACGACGTCCCGGACGTCGCCGAAGGAGGTGGTCAGTCCTTGGGCGAAGCCTGTCATGATGGCCTCACCGGCGGGGGTCAGGAGCACGCGGTCGTAGCTGATAGGACCCTTGTGTTCCTTAATCCACCCGGCAATACCGCCGACGAAACCGGTGACCTTGCCCCATACGGCTTTCAAACCGTTGAGGAAGCCGTTTATGATGGCGGAACCGGCGCTGTGAAGCCAGTTGCCCGCCCCACTGAAGAAACCGAGCACGCAGGAGCGGACTCGGGCAAATTTGCCGCCGATGGCTCCGGCTATACCATTGAACGCTCCGGCGATTCGGCTGGGCACGCTTGTAAACCAGCCGACCACCCCGTTCCACGCGTTCTTGATGTTATTGCCAGCGTTACTGAACCACTGCCTGATGCTGTTGAGCGTGTTGTTGAACCAGGTGCATACGCTGTTCCATGCGTTGCTGAGCGTGGAGCAGAAGGACTGCCATGCGGCCTTGCCCTGGTCCGTCTGGGTGAAGAAGTAGACCAACGCGGCCACCACGCCCGCGATGAGCGTGGCTATCAGCACAAACGGATTGGCGGCCATGACGGCGTTCAGGATGCCTTGTGCCACGGCCGCCGCCTGTGCGGCGAGGCTGAAGCCTTGCAGTCCAGATACGACGGCCGTGATTATCGAGCCTACCTTGAATACGGCCAGGCCGACGCCGACGCCGACGAGGGCCGACTGGACGCCGGCCGCATGCTGTGTGGCCCAGTCGGCGATGGCCTTGAGGGCGTCCGCCACAGTTTTGACGACATTCGCCGCGCCTGCCAGCGAGCCGGAGATGGTGGTCGCCAGGCCCTGGATGCCGGTGCCGTTGATAAGGCCGGCCTTTTCGGCGAGCGTCTTGACGTTGTCGACGATGGGGGAGAGGACGCCTTGCGCCGTGCCCGCGAGCTGTTGGAGGGCGTTCCACAGCGTGCCGAAGGCGTCGGACAGCTGTTTCATGCCGGCCGAATTGGCTACGGACGAGACGAGGTTTGACACTCCGTCAAAAACCTGTTTCGCGCGGTTGTATATGGCGTCGAAGTGGCTGGTGATGTTTTCGGCCAGCTGGGCGGCCCCGTCCAATCCCACGGCGGCCAGTGCGCCGGAGACGATTTGCCCGACGCGGGGCAGTGCGTTCTTGAGCACCTGCACGCCCGCGTCGAAGAGCTGTTGGACGGCGGCTTTGATGTTTCCGTCCGACTTACCCAGCTCGGTCAGGAGGTTGGTCCACGCCGCCTTGGCGGAGTTCATGGAGCCCTCAATGGTCGTCGCCGCCTCACGGGACGTGGTACCAGCTATCTGTTGCTTTTCTTGAATCTGCTGGACTGCCTGCACGACGTCGGCGAAGCTGTCGATCGAAAGGTTGCTCGCCTCGCCGTTCGCCTTGCCCCACTCGTTCGCGTCGTCGATAAGGCGCTGCATCTCCTCCTTGGTGCCGCCGTAGCCGAGCTTCAAGTTGTCCAGCATCGTGTAGTTCTGCTTGGCGAAACCGTTGAAGGCGTTGGAGACGTCCTCGGCCGACGAGCCGAACGTGTTGATGTTGTCGCTCATGGCGCGCATGGCAACGTCGGTCATGTCGGCGGCCTTCTGAGTATCACCGCCCAAGCTGTTGATTAGCGCGGCGGAGAAGGACGTAGCCTGCTCCATATAGGCATTGGCCGACATGCCACAGGTTTTGAACGCCTGCTGGGCGTTGGCCATGACGGTGGACTGCGCGGACTCGTTGCGCTGCCACGCGGCAGTGACGTCGGAAATGCTCTTGTTCTGTTGGGCGGCGTACTGCTCGACGCTCATGCCCATGTTGCCGTAGAGCTTGGCGACGCCGCCCGACAGCTGCTCGAAGTCGGAGTAGGTCTGGAATGCGCTTTGGCCGAGGTCGAGGATTTTCTTGCCGACGGCGGCCGCGCCGATTCCGGCGACAACCTTGGTGAATGCAGCCTTGAGCTTGCCGCCCATGAGGGAGCCCGACGCGGCGGCGTCAGTGTCCGCGCCTTTCAGTCCGTCGGCGACGGCGGACTTGAGTCCTTTCACAGTGGGGACAATGTTCACCCATAGGGTTGCCAAATTAGCCATTTTCTGCCTTTATGACCAAAAAGCGCCTTCTGTTCGGCGGGCTATGGATTGGCCGAGTGCGTGACGGCTTGCAATTCGACGCGCGGCATGGCCAGATACTCGGCCAATTCGTCCTTGGACATGCCGGGGTGCTCCGCCCGCTTTTCTTGGCTGGTGGTGGCGGGAGTTGCCAGCGGGGTTGGCCTATTACGGTCCTTGGCCCCGTCCTTCGTCTTCGTCCAGCACAGCCAGCGGAGGCTGTACTCGATGGAGGACAGAAGATACGACGACGTCGGCCATGCGGCCGCCGGGTCGAGGGCCGCGGCCAGCGGGGAGCCGGGGGCGGTGCTGACGGCGACAGCGTAGGCCTCGTCAACCGTGCAGTTGCGGTAGGGGCCGGTCAGATGCAGGCCGTAGTGGAGGAGTTCGGCGGTCAGCGCGTCGGGGTGCTCCTCCGCCAGCCATACGACGGCAGCTACTCTTTTGGGGTCGTGCCGCTTTCCTTGATCCAGCCCTCAACGAGCTGAGTTAGCTGCGGGGCGTACAGGGCGTCGAGGTGGGCGTGCGCCTTCTTTGGTGCGATGGCGTACAGGGAGTCGAAGTTACCCTCGGTCAGTGCGCGGAGCTGCCCCAGGGTCAGCGTCTGCGCGTTCGGCAGGGTGGTTCTAAACCCGTCGGGGAATACGACGTTGATTCGGCCGTCGGTGGGCTTGAAGTCATTGAGGATGATGGTCATATCGCGTCCTTGTCCCGCGTCCTTATATGGAAAATCCCCGTGCCAGCCGGACGCGATAGGGGCTGGACGGGGAAGCGTTTAAATGTCCCTGAGAGCCGTTTAAACGGCTCTCTAAGGGGCTTTGGGATACTGGCCTAGTCAGTTTGCCAGTAGGCTGTCAGGCCATCTGGGAGACGACTTTGGCGATGTACTCGTAGGCCGTATTGCCTTGGTCGTCGGGGAAGGCGGTGATGGTCGGGGAGTAGGTGATAGCCTCGCCATCCTTGTATTCCACATCGTCCACGTCGGAAACCTGGCCATCTGGGATGACAATACGCTTGACGCGGTTGCCTGTCATGGCCAGCTCGAACACATACACCTTGCGGGGGGTGTCCTTCGCGTTGTGCTTGACAGTGATGGCCTCGTCGGTCTCGGTCACATTGTCGTCGCCGTACACGATGGCGAGCGTGTCCTTGGTGGTCTCCAGCAGGCCGAGCTCGAAAGTCTCGGTCAGGCTGGTGGTGACGGACAGCACGGTGTCACCGCCGAAGGCGGTGACATCCTCGGTCTTGCGATCGCGTTTGTTTTTGATGCCGTCGTCGGAGAGGTAACCGGCACTGGTGAGGGTGTCGCCAAGGGCGGAGGTCGCGTCGGTCGGGATCTCCGCGGTGTCCTTGTTGCCGAAGTACAGGCCGCCGGCGTACCGGCCGCCTTCGCCCTTCGGCTTGGCGTTGGAAACTTTAGACGAATCTGGTGCAGACATTATGCCTCCTTGGAGACGAAAGCCCTGCTATAGGCTTTATGGACCACGGCCGTGGCCGTGAGTTGGTACCGTGGCGTGGACTCGTCCAACGGATAGGCGTAGAGCGAGTCCACAGAGAAGCTGCCCACGTCGGGCAGGTCGTAGACACTTGGGAGCACCACGCAGGTCAGCGTGTCGGCCAGGCGGGCGGCCTCGACGGGCGTGGGTGCCCAGCATTGGATTGCCAGGCTTGGACGGTCGAGGAGCGCACCGCAGGAGCCTCCGGTGCGCTCGACGGTAATGAAGCGCTTGGGGCGGTCGGCGGGCACCAGCGTGTAGCACGGACAGCCAAGCTCGCCCTGCTCGTTGAGCCATTGGACGAGCTCGCACTCGAATGGAAGCGTTTCCATATCAGCCCTTTCCGGCGTCGAGCGCCTTGAGCAAGGTGTTGTGCTTCGCACAGGAGCGGGCGGCGTAGGTATCACCCACCCAGACGGCCCCGTGGGCGCGGTCGGTGGTGATGACGTCGCCCTTGTAGTTGGATGCGCCGTACATGCCAGCGGCGGTCTGCCGGACGGCATCTATGCGGCGTTGGATGTCGGCTCGGGTGGCCGAGCCGGACAACAGCTCCTTGATGGCCGATTCGTTGAACTCGATGCGAGCCATTCAGCCCTCCGATCGCACGACGTCCACGGCGAGGTTCCATGCGGTCGGCTTCATGCCGCCGTCCACGGGCATCGGGTCGCCGACGACGTGAAAGACGGCGCCGCGCACTTCGATGTCGAGGTTGCGCAGTGGCGGGCCGGAGTAGGAGCGGGGGAAACATAGCGTTGCCGAGACGGTCTGGCCGTCGGGGCGCGTATCGCCCGCGTTGGTCCCGCTGGGCGGGCCGACCAAGACGTTGTCCACGGGGATGCGAGCCGGCTTCCAGACGGGGTTATTGCCTTCGTCCACGCCCGTTTGCGTGCGTGCCAGCACTATGACCATCTCGCCTCTCATGGCCGCCTCCAGTACACGGTCGGCCGCGAGGCCGCGTCCGTGTCGGCCGCGAACGCGCGCTGGCGTCGCAGGCCGAGGCGCTTGCGCTCGGCGGACGTGAGGTAGAGGTCGCCCATGGGGTTGCTGTACGTGAAGCTCTCGCTGAAGCTGCCCGCCGACTGCTGGCTATTGGTGACACCGAGATGGTCGTCGTCCGTGGTCAGCTTGCGTATGACGGCGGCGCAGGTGATGGCGGTCAGTGTCGCCGGACGGATTGACGCGGTGTCAATGCCCGCCCGCGCGCATTCGTCGGTTATGAGGGCGCTTGCGTCATCCAGCGCGGCGGTGGCCCGCCGGCGCTCCTCCTGAGTCAGTGGAGTATGCCAGCGGGCTTCTAAGTCGTCCGTCGTGGCGAACGGCTCGGGTAGCTCAGCCATGACGGACTCCTATCACTTGCCCGGGTTGGCCTTCAGCACGGCCAGCTTCTTCGCGTCGAGTACGGCGTAGGAGAAGACCAGCTCCGTGCGGTAGGCCACCTGTCCGTAGCGCTGCAAGTCGCCCGCGCCGTCCGGATCGCCGTAGGCGATGATGGATGCGGTCAGCGGGCGTGCGATGCGCCAGCGGATGGTAGTCCAGTCGCCGGCGATGGCGAGCACGCCCGGGTCGGTCGCGGCAAGCTTACCGGCCACATTATTGGAGGTGACGGCGGGCACGCCTTCGAGAGAGCCGACGTTCAGGGAAAGAGGGATCTCTGGGTACAGGCGGCCGCCGTCGGTGGAACGTGCCTTGCGCAGTTTTCCGGCGAAGGTGCGGGACAGCCCGATGCCGGTGATGTCAACGTCGGCAAGCGCGTCGACCAGCGCGTCGATGTCGTTCACTGCGTTTTCGGTAGAGGTGACGGCCGTCGCGCTCTTGATTAACGCCGTGTAATCGGTCAGCGCGGCTCCGTCGAGCGGGTTCACGGCGTGCAGGATGCCGTAATCCAGCGCTTCGGCCGCGGCGTCCGCTTGGTCGGCTTGGATGGCCTGGATGATTTTCAGCTGGTCGTCCGCATCGGCCCACGTCAGCTCGTCAGAGACGCGCGTGGTCGTGTGGACTTTGATGAACTTACCCTCAACCGGCTTCGTAGCCACATCATGCGACTTCTTGGCCTTGCTTTCGCCCACGATTTCGGCGTGTGCCCCGCCGGTGAAGTAGTTGTAAACATCGTTATGGTAGCCGACCAACATGTCAGCCGGAGAAAGGGCCGCCACGACGGAATTGTCGTGCAGGCGGCTTGCGACGGCGGTGGTGACGGTGGTAGGCAGGGTGACTTTGCTGGTGTTAAGGTCAGCCATGAATACTCCTTATATAAGGTAGGTGTGTTTATCGGTTGCCGAAAAGCGCCGCGCGAATCGCTTCGGCGGACGAATCGGCAGTGGTGTGGGAGATTGGCGGGGTGCCTGCGGGGTTGGAGAATCGCGGGGCGGCCGGGCGCTTGCTCGCCCATGCCGCGAGAGCCTTGGCGGATGCCTTGACGGCCTCCTCCGTCTCGCCCGTCAGGAGCTCGGCGGGGACGCCGGCCTCCTTCGCGGCGGCAGTCTTCCAGCCCGAGATTTCCGCGTCATGCCTGTATGCCGCGAGCTGGGCCTCGGCCTCGTCGGCGCGCTTGTTGGCGGCGGCGACGGCCTCGTCCGGCTTGGCGGCCTTGAGCTTTTCGAGCTCGGCGGACAGGGACTGGACCTGCGCGTAATTCTCCTTGGAGCGAGCTTCCCAGGTACGCGAATGCTGAACGGCTTCGGCGTACTTGGCCTCCCAGTCCGGGGTCTGTGCAGTCCCTTCGCCAGTGGGCTCGTTGGTGTTTGCTTCGGCCATAATCGGCCCCCTTTCGCCCCGTGCGGGGCAGTGGTTTTCGGCCCGTGCGGGCTCTTATCGGCCCTTGCATGGGCCAAAGAATCGTTAATGGATGCGCCCGTCAGCCCCGGTGAAAAGCTCGGGATGATTGGCGCGGAGAATGGCGAAAGTCTTGTTGAGCGTACCCTTGGCGGGGCCGTCATAGGAGCCGACGGCATCAGAAGCCTCGGCCCACAAGTCGGCCATCTTGTCCGGGGCGTAGCCCTTGACCCTGGCCGTGCCCGCCTTGAACTGCGGCACCAGCTCGCACCGGTCGTTGGCGTGCGCGTGGAAACTGCCCGAGTCAGCCGTGCGGTAGACGAAGCCACGCGAGCACAGCATGAAGCAGAACTGGCACGTCTCGCCGCCGCTGGGGACTCTGGCATATCGGACACCAGAGTGGTCGCGCTTGACATTGTGCGCCACAGTCATTTGCCCGTGCGCATGCACGTTACGGTCCACCAGACCGTTGAGGTAGCTTAGATAGGCTTCGGGGTTGTAGCTCGGGTCCTCGGGGAAGAGCATGTTGGCCTTGGCTCGGATCGCCCGCACAAGGCGGGCGTCGCTGTTTGGGTCCTGCTCCCACGGCTGAACTTCGAAAGTGTCGTCGAACCATCTGGCGCGGACGATTTCATACCATGTCGCGGCCGCCTGGGAGTCGCCTAGCCCGTACTTGTGGATGATGGCTTGGACGAGGTCAATCAAGGCGTCGCGCCGTTGTGAGGGGTTCATACCCTCCGTTTCGACCCACGCCTTGCCCAGCTCGCGCTTCGCCTCGGCTATGACGGACTGCTGGGCTTTTGACAGAGTGTCGACGTCAGCCCGCGTTATCGCCGGTGTCGCCATTTGCCGCTCCCTTCGCTACGAGCGCGGCCAGTAGGTCGGAGCCTTGCTGGCGGTTCATGTCCGCCTTAAGCGCCTCGATCTCCGCGCCGGTCAGGCCGAGTCTGCGCAGGCCGACGGATGAAGTCGCGTAAGCCGGATTGACGCCGGCGACTTTGACATAAGCGTCGGCGCGGGCGGCATCGCTGATCTCCCTCGTGGGCATCCACTGCGCCTTGACGGTGAGGTCGGCAGGCGGTGCCGTCAGCCCATCGCGGAGGCATACGGCCATGCGTAGGAGCTCTTCGATGCGGGCTCCAAAAAGCCGATTCTGCCGGTCGGCGCGGCGGGTGAGGCGGCGCTCAGCGGCGGCCATGGCTTCGGCGCTCGACGGGTTTGTCAGCGTGATGCCGAGGGAATCGACGGGCAAATCCGTGTCGGAAGCGACAAGCATGGCGATGGTCTTCAGCATGTTGGTGTGCGGGTCCATGCTGGCCTGCTGGACCTGCTGCATCGTAGGCTTCTCGCCCGTCTCCTCATCAGCGCCGATGCCATTGATGGCGCTGATGAGGTTATTCCACGTATTCTCGTCGAACGCGCCGCGGTCGGCCCCGAGGAACCAAAGCTTCGGGACGGAGTAAAACTCTGCGGAAGCCTCCATGCGCACCATGGTGCGGAAGGCCGAATCGGTGGCACTCATGACAACCGGCGTGATGCGCGAGCAGCCCAGCGGACGGCTGAGCTGCGGGTCGGAAACGAACGGAACGACGGTTGGCGTCGGCCAGTTGGTATCCATGCGGGCGACGGCCCAGCGACTCCCCTGCTTGATGAACTCGTAGGAGCGGTAGGGGAGGAAAGCGCTGTAGCTGGTGATTTCGCCGTCGTCGGTCGCGTCGGTGATGGTCAGCGCGCCCGCCAGGCGGTTGTGTACGCCGTCCCACGTGGCCGCGCTCAGCTCGGCGGAGCGTGGCGTGAAAATCATGCGGCCGTCGGCGTCTGCGGTCAGCGTGATGAAGGAGCATCCATAGATGTACGCGCTTACGATGGCCTCATCCACGGCAAGCGTGTCCTCAAGCTGGGCGGCGAGCGGCTGGAGGCCGTAGGCGTCGTCCAGCCCGGTATCGATGCCGTCGAAAACGCTTAAATCGGCCAGCGAGCGCACCGCCTTGGCGGGCCAGCCGATGCAGCTGGTGACGCGCGTGGCGATGGAGCGGGGGACGCTGATACCAAAGTCCTTGAGTCCGTTATGGGCCACGTAGAAGCCCATGCGGATGAGATTGCGCGGGTAGTGGTCGCGCCATACGGAGACGAGCCTGGCGATGGCGGCGCCATCCTCCGGCTTAATCAGCGGGTCGCGCGGGACGGCGATGGAGCCGGTCTGGAGCGCGGTACCGCGTGCGGCGGTGAAAAAGCTCTCAGTCATTGCAGGTAGTCCTTCCATATGGAGCGCATTCTTGACACGGTGTCAATCGCCGCGTCCAGCCTGGTGCAAAGCTCCTTGGCTGTCGCGTCGACGGCCTCGATGTACGCGGCCATCTGTGCGGATGTCGGCGTCGTCTCTAGTGCCATGCCTTCTGCTTCCTTCCTGGCTGCCTCTTGCTCGTCTTGGCGAGGCTGTATGCGAGCGTCATTGCTTCGATCGGATCGGTGTCTATGGACTCGCGGCTCGGCTCGTATCCGAACAAGCCGCTCCGGCCGATGGGACGGTGCTTGGCGTAGGCCGTGGCGGTGTCCACGATGGGCTGGGCGAACTGGGTCAATTCATGTTGTTGGACGGCTTGCTCGAACCGGGCGCAGGCCTCGCCCATGCTGGCCGCATTGGGCGTGCGTATGACGCGCTGGTAGACGCCTGCGTCAAGCAGGGCTTGCACGAGCACAGGCGAACCCGCGCGGCCGTCAATGGTGATGCCGAGGCTTGACTTCCAGCGCGGCCCGCCGTGGGCGGGGTCGGCGCCGGTAAGGAAGTCCACGAGCCAATTGACGCCGGCCTTGGTCGAGCGGTAATCGATCAGCTCGACGTGCAGCGGCTTGTCCGCGTCGTCGGGGCGCAGGCAGGCGGCAAGGGAGACGTGGCTTCCGTCGAAGCCGTACTTGACGGCGTAGGCGGCGTAGCCCTCGGTCGGCGGATTGTCGGACGCGCATTGCGCCCAGTCGGCGGTCGGGAAGTCCGTATCGCTGTCCGTATGGACATCCCACCAGCCGAGGCGTTCACGTGCGAAGCTCTCGGGGGAGAAGCTGGTGGCCTCGGCTTCGATCGTCTCCTCGCGGAGGCGAATGCCGATGGCTGGATTGACTCGACGCCAGCGGCGTCGGTCGGAGACGTCGCCCACGGAGTCCACTGCCCATTCGAGCCATGCGAGGCGCTTAGGCGGCGTATCGGAGTGCGCGGCCTTGTACATGCGCACCAGCACGGTGCCGGGCGAAGTCGGCGGCGTCGGCGTTCCCATATAAATCGTTTGCGGGTCGCCGGACGGCGCGGCCGATATGACCGGGCGTAGGGCCTCCAATTGCTCGTCGGTAAGCTCCTGCGCCTCGTCGAGCACGAGGTCGTCGCAGGTGAAGCCACGGCCTGAGGACTTGCTTCGGGCGATGAACTCGATGCTCCCGCCGTTTTTCAGGACGATGGCTTCCTGGCCATTGGTCTGCCGGATGGTCTTGACGGCGGCCCCCAGCTCAGGGTAGCTATCGTTGTCGAAGTAGTCCTGCATGCGGAGGAAGTGGCGTCTTGCCGTTTTGACCTCATGCGCGGTATGCAGGACGCGGCGGCCTTGAACGGCCGTCTTGAAAAGCTCCGTGGCCTCCACCACCGCATTCTTGCCGTTTTGGCGGGGAAGGACCACGACGGCGTCCGTGGCGAGCAGGTGGTGGGCGGCGTCGGTGCGGAGCCAGTCGGTTACCACGCCACGCTGCCAATCGTCGAGCGCCAGCCCATATGCGGCGGCCAATGCGGCGCAGTCGGCGCCGTCGTCAGTGCTTGCGGCCTCCGCTCCGGGCGGGAGAAGCCGAAACGTCGGCATTTGATTGGCTTTCAAGGCTTCTCCTTTCTATCCGGCGCTCCGTTATCCGTTGGAGCGGCGTCTCCGTGACCTTCTCGATGACGGCCTCCGTGGTCGGCTTGGCAGGTCGGGCGGCCGGGCTGATGCCCATGCTCTGCTCGCGCATGCGGAGCTCCTTGAGCTGGGCGAGGTCGCCGTCCTGCCATACGGCCCGGTGGACAAGCGCCGTATCCATGGCGTATTGCCAGTCGGCGTCGGTCCATGTGTCCGTGCCCGGTATGGAGTCCAGCGATTCCCACCATGCGGCCGTCCGGTCGCCCCATTCGATGCCGTCTGGCAGGTCCGGTTTTACCATGGCGAACTCCTTGATTTTCGCGGGGGGATATTTGGCCCTTTGACCCCGGGGTGGGCTTCGGCCGGGGCCGAGGGTACCTCCCCCTGGGGTGAAAGGCTTCCGAAACCTGAGCCGACTTGACTCAAGTTTTTTCGTATTACGTTGTCTTTATCGGAAGCATTACCATTGCCTCGAGTTGCGCAGTGGCATCGCGCTCTGCTGTGCCGACGGCGAGCGGCTTGCGAGGCTCCGCATGTCCTTGTTGCCGCGCCGTCCGTTGCACAGCCGATGCGAGGCCGCGCAGTTGGAGTAGGCGAACGGGCTTCCACCCTTCGACACGGGGCGCAGCTCATCAATCTCAAAGCTGTATGGATGGCCGGCGGGCAGGCGCACGTCGATGGGCTGTCCGCACAAGTGGCAGACAGGCTGCCCACCAGCCTCAGCTATCAGGCGGGCCTTGATGCGCGCCCGCGCCGCGCCGTTGCGCCGCCGGGGGTTGGGGCTGGGGCGGCGAGTCATTGGCCCCGCTGGGCGCCGGCCCAATAACCAGGCGCCCATATGGCAATCGTCGCGCCCCGGGCGCCCCAGACGACGAGGCGCCCCCGGCGGTCCACGCGGAATCCCTCGGCAGTGGGGTAGGCTTGCGCGGCGGCTTCGGGCATGGTCGGACACACATAAACGGCCATCACTTGCCCCCCTTCTCCAGTCGGCGCAGCTCGCGCCGGGCTTGACGGATTTCTTGATCGGCCTTGAAGTACGCACGGGGCTGGCCGATGCTCTCGGCCAGCGTCTCCTGGGCGTCGATCAGGACGCCGGTCCAATAGTGCTTTTGTTCCGCGATCGATGGCTCAGCCATACGGCTCCTTAATACTTGCCGGAATGAAGTAACAGCCGCTACGACCCCGGCCGGGTGAGGAAGGAGAAAGAACCTCGGCCGGGGGAGCGGCTCCATGTGGGGCGGCGGAGCTGCGCTCTACGCCCTTCCCCCATGCCCTCTAAGGGCACGATACCAGCATGCCGCCGTTGCGCCCATAAGGCCAGTTCATGCGATGCGGGCGAGGCATCCAGCGGCGCCCGGCACCGCGCGGCAGTGGGCGCCGCCGGCTCCCGCAGGAATTTTCAGGAAAAAGAAAAGGCCCGCCGGATGGCGGGCCATGTTGACGCGGCGTCGATCAGTTGTTGGCGTCGTACGCGAACAGGAAGTTGGCGCATGCCTTGACGGCGTCGGCGAGCTCCCCATCATCCGGGTGGGCAGCCAGCTGCTCCTGGCCCACGGCCAGGGCGGCGCGGGCGTACCGGATGACCGTGAAACGGTCGGGCAGCCGGTAATCCGGATAGCTCTCGACCTCATCGCCGACGGTGTACAACTCCAGCCCATCCAGATCCGTCGTATCAATGGCCTCCGGCAGGGCCAGCACGACCCACTGGCCGGCGCGGCGAGCCTCCAGCTCCCAGTAGTGGCGGCCGGAGTCGGCGGCCGTGTACTCGGCGAACCATGCCTCGGCCCGGGCGGCGGCCAGCTCCAGCGCGTAGCGGTCCTCCCGGCTTAGGCGCCCGTTGTCAGCCTGGCTCCGCACCTCGCGCAGTGCGGCGCTGGCCAGCCGGATGCCCACCTCCTCCGCTATGTCCTCGCTGGACTCGCCGCGGCCGATCGCGGCCGCGCGTGCGGCTGTCAGCTCGATCAGCTCTGTGTCGTGCGGCTCGCCGCCAAGCCCGTGCCGGTCGAGCGCGTCGATCAGGCGGTCGCTCAGCGCGTCGCCCTCCGTGTACCAATTGCGTGCCATTTTGCGATACTCCTTTCTGCCGTCAGGCAATGCGCCCGTAGGCGAGGGTGAAGTCCTCCTCCAGGCGGACGGCGCGAGACAGCGCAGCGTCATCGGGGCGCGCGGCCAGCTGCCGACGGCCCTCCGCCAGCGTGGCGGCCGCGTAGCGGCCGATGGTCTCGGGCTCCATGCTCTGCGGCCCGCACCAGGCGCCGGCGCAGAGGTCGGCCAGCTCGCCGCCGTCCTCGCCGGTGAACGGCCGCATCAGCGCGCCGCTGACGGCCTCGGAGACCAGCCAGGCCTCGTGCCCCCAGTCGTGGCGGCCGCCCCGCAGTGCGGAGTGGAGCGCAAGCCATGCCCGCGCCTCGGCCAGCGCCTGCTCGGCCTCGGCAGCCATTGCGTCGTCCTGCTGCAGGCGGGCCGCCTTCTCCTCCAGCTCGACGACGCGGACCCCATCGGCGCCGGGGTCATTCAGCATGGCGGACAGCTCCATCGGAAGCCTGATGCCCTCCTGCTCGAGCTCGGCGGCCAGACGGCGGCCCAGCTCGATACCCTCTTGTGACCAATTGCGTGCCATTTGCAGCACACTCCTTCCATTCACGTGGCCTTCCAAGGCCATTATACGCCGCTCTAAGACGTGATTGCGTCCGACGTGGATACTCTCTATGCCTGAAGTATGAAAGCCTCTGTATGAGCTTGTTAAGGGCCATACAGAGGCATTATCCAGTAGCTCTAGGCACCGGCCAGCAGTCGGGCGCAGGCCGCGGTGGAAATCAGGCCGCCGGCATGCTGCGGTAGGCGCCCACGGTAAACCCACGACCTCACCGTGGACGCCGGCAGGCGGATTCCGGCATTGGCGAAGACCTTTTCCGCGCCGGCAGGGGTCGTCAGTACGTCCGGTATGGGCAGGGCGCGGACCTGGGCCGCGCGAAGCGCCTGCACCGGCATGCTGGCGCCGCAGGCGCCGCACTCGGCCATGGACTCATCCGCCGCGGCCAGGCGCATCGCCCCGCCGCAGGCAGGGCATTTGCCTGCCGCCGGCCGGAGCCTGGGCTTACGCTCCGGGGGCTCCAGGATGCGCTCGGCGGCGCGGCGGGCGTCCACCCACTTGGCCAGCCAGTACGAGGCGTCGCCATCCTCGCCGCTCATGTGGGGGAGGCGGACGCTTTCGGCGGCCACGAAAAGCAGGGCCGCCTCTGGTGTCTTGGGCTTGGCGCCGAGCGCCCGCGCAGTCTCGACGGCCGCGTCGTGGATCGCATCCAGGGCATCGGCGGCGTCCGCATTCATCGGAAGCGGCGCGAAGGCCTTGGAGGCGCGGGGGCCGGGCTCCACGGGCAGGGCGGAGGCCTGCTTGGCCATGATGGCCTCCAGTGGGCCGACGGCCTGCCGGCAGTAGCGGATGGCGGCCTGGAGCCTGGCAGTGCAGGCCGGGCAGAGGGCGAGGCCCGTATGGCATTCGGCCTCGCAGGCATGGCATTTTGGCATTGGGGTACTCCTTATATATATATAAGGACGGATTAATGGCGGGTCGTGGGCCTTGCTTCGCCGGCGGCCTCCATCGCCTCGCGGCGGGCTTCGCGGCGGAGCTCGATCTCCATCCAGATGCGGGCGCAGCGATCGTTGCAGGACTCTTCCATGGGGAGCTCCTTCTCTCTTTGGCGTTACGATGGAACTCTATGCGGATGGACGGCGGCGTATGAAAATGCGGGCGTACTTCTTCTGGCCGTCTATGCGCGTGTCCTTAATCAGGCCCCAATCGGACCGAAGCCCCAGCGCCTCGTAGTCGATTTCAGGCCATGGCTCGTGGGTGGTCGACTCTTCCTCTACCTCCTCGGACAGAATCCGGGGCTCCTCCTCTGCATTGAACCGCCAGACCTCGGCGGCCGCGTCGGCCCACGCCTGGCGCCAGCGTCCATCCTCGTCCCATCGGTCCGTCCAATCTCGCCGGCAATCCCTAGTCATTCGTCTTCCTTTCCTTCGGTGTACTTGCCTTGATGGCCCCTCCAATCATGTCTCGCCATGCCTGTCCGGGGTCCACACCCCCCGGCCATACGAGGCCGCCAGCGGCGCCGCTGTGAGCCCTCATGGCGTGCCAGACAGCCTCAACCCTGTCGGTGGTATGCCAGCCGCACACCTCGCAGACGAACGCGACGCCGCGCTCACTTGCTTCCGTCATCATCGCGCCTCCTCCTCTCCGTCAAGCCGGATTAAGGGAAGGCGAGGGTCATTCATGCAGTCGCACAGCCAATTTGCCTGCCGCAGATGCTCCTCCATGGCCTCGGCGCCGCGCAGCTCCAGGCCGCAGGAGCACTGATGAATCCTCGTGAGACTGAAGCCGAAGCCCGGGCCGGTGCCGTGCCTCGCGGCGAAGCGGGCCGGGGAGGTCGGGCAAGCCTCTTCAGCGTGCCGCATGGTGGGCCTCCGATCCGATAAGGCCGCCATGGCGGCGGCAGTGGCGCCCATGGCAGAGGGCGGCCTCGGCGAAAGCGCCGAGCGCGGTCAGGCCCATGATGGCGAGCAGGAGGAGTCGGGCTGGCCTGGAGTCGAAGGCCAGTGGCGTGATGATGCCGGCGGCGATGGCGAGTGCCGCGGCGGCTGTGGATACGATGAACTGCTTCATGGGGCTTGTCTATGCGGGCAGTGGAGGGAAGGCTAAAGACCGTTTTTGGCACCTTTGGCACCTTTTACACCCCATTTTCCAAAGAGGAAGAGAGGAGGCACAAGGTCTTAAAAAAGGGGTGTAAAAGGTGCCATTTTTCTTTTTAGGCTTAAGAAGGGCCATTTTCCGCCGTTTTCGCGGGCTGTTTTTTACACCACCCCATGGTGTAAAAAAGTGCCAAAAGGTGCCAAAAAATCAGAAGGCCAAGCCTCTCTGCCCGCATAGCCAAGCCCCATGAACGCAAATCCTTCACAAAGGCCGCGCCCGGTCTCTGCCTCCCTGCTTGAAAGCCTCTCGACGGCCGCCATGCGCCCCTCCGCGATTGCCCGCATCCTCGCCTCCGATGGCCCATGGGCTCCGCGCCTTGAACGCCTCGCCGCCGCCGGCGTCGACCTCCCCGTTGAACGGGCGCGGGTGCTCGGCTCCTGCCTGCGCCGCTGGGGCGTGGTGGAGCGGCGCCGCCAGCCCGCGATCCCACTGGCCGCCTGGCTGGAGCAGGCCGAGGCGCGGGAGGCGGCGGCCGTGCCCACGCTCGTAGAGCGGGCCGGCTTCGATCCGGAGCGCTGGGCACTGGCTCCACGGCAGGGCGGATATGTGACGGACGCCGATGGGAGGCGTCGTCGTGTCGCCGTCGTCCGACGCGAGGCTTCGCCGGAGCCCGAGGCTGTGGCGAAGCTGCTGGCGTGCGCCATGCCGGCGTGGACGGACAAGGCGGACGGGGTGGGCGAGCCTCGTCTGCGGGGCGGCGCGTACTGCCTGTGCCTGGCAGATTTTCAGTGCGGCAAGGCGCAGGAGGCACGGGGTGGCACCGCGGAGCTCGTCGTCCGCGTCCGGTCGATCATCCGGCAGGCCCGTGCCGCCGTGGCGGCGGAGAAGCCGGCAGAGGCCGTCATCTTCGAGCTTGGTGACGTCTGCGAGGGGAATGCGAATCACACGTCCCAGAGCCAGCTCGCATCCAATGATTTAAGCCAGGCTGAGCAATTGGAGGTCTGCGCCCGTCTGGTCCTGGAGGCCATCGCGGCACTGGCGCCGCTGGTGCCGAAGCTGTCCTTGGTGTGTGTGCGGAGCAATCATGGCGGAGAGAGGCGCGGTGGGCAGGCCGTGGGGCGCGGCGATTTTGGCATTCTGGTCGGGCGGACGATCGCCGCCGCCTTAAAGCTGGCCGGCGCCGAATGGGCTGGGCATGTCCGCGTCGTCACGCAGAACGCCCTGGAGACTGGTGTCGGAATCACAGTGCAGGGCTTGCCGATTGCGGCCTTCCACGGGCACTACGCCAAGAGCGAAAAGAATCTTCCGACGTGGATCGCCCAGCAGGCCGGCGGCGTCGGCGAGCGCACGGCAGGGGAGTGCTACCGCGCGGCGCGTGTCGTACTGCACGGCCATTTCCACCACCTCCGCATCGAGCAGAGCAGAGGGCGCACGATTATTGGATGCCCCAGCCTCGAGGCCGGCTCGGCGTGGGTGGAGCGCGCCAGCGGGGAATACGCCCGGCCGGGCGCCCTCGCCCTGCGGGTCCGTGCGGGTCGCCTGCTCGGCATCGAGCTGTTGGAGCCGACCGATGGCATGGGAGTGGACCGCGCCGACCTGCGGCTCTGCTGATTGCGAGCTGTAGCGCGCGGATTCACGCGGACACGGAAAGGCGGCGATGAGGGGTCCGCGGACATGGCGCACGGCTTCGGCCGTAGGCCCCTAAATCCCCGTGGAGCCGTCGTTTTGGGCGGCTGGAAGCTGTAGGGAAAAACGTATGGCCGGAACGGCGCGAAAATGGCCCGATTTATATAGGTGGCGACGGGTGGCTGAACTTCGCCCATGACCCCATAAATCCCCGTGGAGCCGCTGGCGTCCCCGAAAAACACCTAGGACGGGAAAAGATACTACTAAACGGCTTTCAAAAAGTCTTCGGTGGATGGGCGCTATATATAAGGAGCAATGGGCACTATATATAAGGGGTTGGGCATGCGGTGGGAAGTGGGGCGGCGTCGGAATCGAGCGAGCGCCAATGCCTATCCGCCGCCTATGTATGCTACAGCTGCGCCTATAAAGAGTGCCACAGCCCAAGAACGGCCATTTTCCGCCGTTTTCAGCCCACTGCAAGGCCCAGCGCATTTCCCAGCGATTGCCGGCGGTTTCGGCCGTTAGCTGCTATTTTTACGCTATGGGCGAAAACGGCACGCCGATGGAGAAAAATCTTTCGGTAAATTTCATCACTAAACGCTTACTTCGGCTACGACCCCATAAATCCCCGTGGAGCGATCGATTTTCCTGTCGGATGTATGGCGAAAATTTCCTCGAATCTGCCCGCATTTCGGCGCGATTCCGCCGATTTTACCCCCTCTCGGCTTGGACCGGGCCGCCAGGAGAGCTACATTGATGCCAACGCCAGGCGGAAGGGGCATAGCCCATACGCAGGCGCAATGAGAAAAGAAAAAGCCCCGGTCGGTTCGCCTACCGCCGGGGACCATCCACCGGAAGTACTTAAGGAGCATCCGATGAATACAATCAATACTATACCACCACGGCCGACCGCCACCATCGACGCAGCCCTCTTCGAGGCCATGCGTTCCGCGCTGCTCGCCGAGCTGCCGCTGGCCACGACCACCGCCCATACGGCCGAGCTCGAGCAGGCCGTCCGCGGCGCGCGGGCGACTAATGACCTTGCGGGCATCCCGGGTCAGATTCTCGTCAAGCTCCAAGGCATTCGCGCCGATGCTGGCGCCGTCGCCATGGGCGCCGATTTGAAGTTTGTATCCCTGGGCGAGCTCAAGGCCATGGCCGAAGCCATGGTGGGCGACCTCCGCGTCCTGCCCGCGACCGCGGATCGTCCCGCCGTCATCTACCGCCGCGCATACGAGACGTCCGGCCGCGCCGGATATGCCATCCCCGAGAGCTGGCGCCCGATCGGGTCGGCCGATTCCTTCTATGGCTCCGCGGGCAAGCCGTGCGCCTCCAACCTCTCCACCCCACTCATCTACGCACTGCAGAAGGTCGGGCAGGTCATCAGCCAGGGCATCCGTTTCGACTGCAGTGATGGCTCCATTTCGTATGCATACCGCGGCCGCCAGTACGTGCAGTTCACCGCCTGTGAGGAGGGCTCCTCCAAGCTCGTGGGCGAAGGCACCGGCGCCGATGACCGCGCGGCCGGCCTCACCGGCTGTCTCGTGGCCCAGCCCATCACCGAGGCGGATGCGGAATTCTTCAAGGCCCCGATGACGACGACAATCGCCACTGGTATGCCCATCACCGAGGCCTTGGCCGCCCGCAATAAGGCCGCCGCAATCATCAAGGGCTGGACGGCCGGCGGCGAGGATGCGTACGTGAATCTCCTGCTCGCCTGCGCTGCCCCGGTCATGCAGAGCCATCCGGAAAAGAGCTACTGGCTTGTGGGCCAGGGCGGCACCGGAAAAAGCACGCTGGCCAAGGCAGTTGTGGGGCTGTACGGCGGATGCGTAGGCAAGAGCATCGAATACTTGGGCATGCCGGGCACGACCGCCGCCGAGGGTGCCATGGGGGAGATCCAGCGTAGCACCTGCGTGCTTTTCGATGAAGTCGAGTTCGACCGCTTCGATCGCTGGTGGAGCGGCTTCAAAACCCTCACCACCGGCCTGCTGCCCTTCTCCCCGCGCCGCATCGGCCAGGACGCGTCGGCCGATGCGGCCTGCGCCACCTGCGCCATCTGCACCAGCAATCATCTGCCTCCGATTGGCTCCGCTTCCGCGGATCAACGTCGCGTCCGCATCATCAGCATGACCGGTGCCGGCTACGACGCCTTCATGGCGATGGAGGAGTCCGGCCGGATGTGGGCCTTCGCCCTCGCCGGCGCGACCGAGTGGGTCACACGCCGCGGCAAGCATGCCAGCTCGTCCGTTTGGGTGGATCCGGAGGGCTTGACTAATGAAGAGGTCGCCGTGGTTAGCGCCATCCTCGCCTGCGAGCCGTCCAAGCCGGCGCCCGAGGGTTATGTACGCGCCGCCCTGCTGCCGCGCGGCGTCAAGCCCAAGGCGCTCGGCCTCATCCGCAAGCGCCTGAAGCTGAAGAGCGAGGAAGGGGTATGGCAGACTGCTTGCTGCTGGCTCCCAGCTCCAGCCGGAAGCCCGACGCGCTCCACGTGGGCGGCGACGGCGGCGGCCGTCAAGGGCATGGACGCCAAGGACGATGGCGGCGACGAGCCGCCGACGCCGCCGGCAGGTCCGGCACCCGAGCCGACTCCAGCACCGTCCGCACCGTCCGCCATTGAGCCGGATGACGAGGACCTCGAGGGTGGGCCATGCCCCGAGGAGCTCCTCGCCATGATCGACACTGCGTCAAAGCCGAAGTCGCTCGGTCTGCCCGCCAAGCTCGAGGAGGTCGCCGAGAAGCTGGAAGCGGCCGGCGTCCGCGGCCAGATCATCCCGTGCAAGGGCGGTGATGATTACAGTGAAGCCAAGCGCCCGACGGTCTCTTGGAAGGCCGCCGAGGCCAAGGCCGAGGCCGAGCCGGATGCGCTCAGCGTGTACAAGCCAGTGACGACCGGCGCGGCCGCCATTGTGCTCAGCCCGAGGCTGGTCGCCGTCGACCTCGACCTCCCGAAGGGCGAGGATAAGGACAAACCATCCGGCGAGAAAATCGTCTCCACACTCATGCCCGAAGCCTTCGACGCGGCCCGCGCCGTGATCCGCACGGCGAGCGGTGGCATGCACATGATCTTCGACACGCCCGAAGGAATCGAGCTGGTGAACCGCGCCCACCCCGGCGCGGGCAAGATGATCGATCCGCGACTGCCCATCTACAAGGCCGGTCTACCGATTGACGTGCGCACTTCCAAGGGGTATGTCGTGATGGCCGGCTCCGAGGCTGCGGGCAAGGGGTGGAGCCTCGTCAGCACCGCCCCCACGCCGGGCGCCCCGCATCCAATGCCGAAGAGCCTTCTCACCCTGCTCGATGCATACGGCTTCGTGAAGCGCGAGGATCGCTCGGCGGCAATCCTCAAGACCATCGCCACGCGCGGCCGCGATCCTTTCACCGGCCTGCTGAGCGCCAATGCCGGCCAGCCGGACCTGAGCCCGGTCGCGGAGGGCAGCCGCAACGACACCATCCACGCGCAGTGCTACGGCCGCCATGTGAATCACCCCGACGAGTGCGCACGCATCGACCGCGAGACCATGGAGCGCGCGGCGGCGTCCGGCCTGCCGGAGGA